GGGCAACGATGCTTCGTTTCCGGCGTTGAACACGGTGGCGCTACCACCCGTCGATGCGCTCGATGTGATCGGCAAGGTGACGGGCAGCGTGAAGCCACCGCCGGTCGGCCGCGTGATCGGGTCCGAGAGGATCTGTGTGGCGCCGTAGATCAGCGGATCGGGCGCCGTGAACTGCAGCATGAACTCAGCGAAGGAGACGTACTCGATAATGCTGGCCGGCTTGTAGGGGAACACCTTGACGAAGAAGCTGTCGCCGTTCAGTGTGGTGAAGGCGAGGGTCTTCGCGATCGGGTTGCCATAGCTGTCGCGTTTGATGGCCATGGCTGCCGAGATGAGCTTGCGGTTGGCCTCGTACAGCGCAGGCGTCGCGCCTTTGACGATGCCGGACATGGATATCGGGCGACCTCCGTAGAGTTGCGAGCTGACCTGTGCGCCGTGCTCTCCAGGCTTCTCGTACATGTTGGTGCGGTAGTCGGCAGCATCCAGTCCCTCGACGCCAGGGCGAAGGTAGATATCGCGGTTCGTACTCGACGCGTTGTCGAGCAGACGGAGTGAGTCAAGGTCGACGCTACGCAGCATGTGCCAACCTCCAGCTCATCTCGCGAATCGCCGCGCTCATATCGGTCGGTGAGTTGATGGTGTTGTACTGGTTGATGGTGATGCCGCGGCCGATCTTCGGCGTGCCCGTGCGCTGATCCACCTGTTCCTTCGGCAACACGTACTCGCCACGGTGGACGATGCCGGCAATGTCGTTCTCACCACCAGGGCCGGTATAGCCGCCGGATGCGAAGCCAGGCAGGTAGGTGTTGGACTTCTTGTCATACGTGACGGTCTTCGAGCCGGTGTAGCCAGGCGCGTTCTGGATCTTGTAGGCCTGATCGAGTGAGAGCTTGCCCTTGTAGATCTGGTCATCGAGCTGCTTGTTCAGGTCCTTGATTGACTTGTCAGCTGCCGCTTCCAGGCCGTTAAGGATGTTGAAGGCGTCGATGGCCTTCTTGATCTCGATGCCGATCGCAACGACGCCGGCAATGACCACAGCGAACGGAAAGGCGGCAAGGAAGGCAGAGCCGACCGTACTGAAGGTGGCAATGAGGCTCGGGATGGTGACGAGCTGTAGGGTGGCGAAGCCGACCATGATGGCGTCGAAAGCTGCGCCGAGGGCCATAGATGCGGCCAGCGAGCCGAACACAGCGGCAAGGGTCGCGACGACCCAGGTGTGATCCTGGAGCCAGTCGATCGTCTTAGAGGCGGCGTCAAATAGTCCGTTGACGACGTCGATCGCAAGGCCGAGCGCACCAACGAACACCTCGCCTAGGAACTTGCTCAGCGGTATGCCGACCTCTTTCCAGAGGCGCTCCATGACGGGAGCAAGATCATCACGGATGGTATGCCAGAGGGCTTCGACCTTCGGACCGAGATAGTCGCTCACTGCCTTGGCAGCCTGCTGAATGTTCTTTGCCCACTGCTTTGCCTGCTCGCCGCCGGTCTTCATCCACTGCTCCATGTTGGGACCGACACGCTCGCTGAAGTGCTGCAGCACGGGCATGGCGTCCTCTGCGCCGCGTTTGATAAGAGCGAAGATGCTGCCCTCGCGGATGTTGCCCTGGCTGTCGATACCGACTGCAGCACGGGCGACCTGGCCGAGACTGTCCTTAATGTTGGACATCACGCCGCCGAACGTGTGGCTCTGCTTTTCCATGAGGTTGAAGAAGCGACCACCCTCTTTCGACATCGAGGCGAGTGCCTTATCGACGTCCTCGAACGACGGTGCCACGCCTGCGACCATGTCGTCCTTGATCTGTGCGGCTGTCTTGCCCGACTGCTTCGCGAGCACTTCAAGCAGCGGCACGCCGGCCTCGGTGAACTGTCGAAGCTCCTGGCCGGTGAGCTTGGTGGCGGCACGCACCTGGCCGTATGCCAGTACGAGCTGCGGCATCTTGTCCTTACCGACGCCGGCCGTGATGTTGCCGAGCGACTCAAGGGTGGGGAGTAGCTTGTCTGCCTCGATGCCGTAAGCCAGCAATGACTTCGCGCCCTGGACGACTTCCGGCAGCTCAAACGGCGTCCGCTTGGCGAAGTCAGTGATCTTCGCCAGCATCTCCTGTGCCTTGCTCGCGCCGCCCAGCATCGTCTCGAACGACACGCGGTATTGCTCGAAGTCGGCGGCGCTGCTGACGGCGTCCTTGCCGAGCCCGATGAACTTGGCCCCGAGCTGTGGCAGGTACACGCCGAGCGCCACGTCGCGGATGCGTGCTAAAGACTCACTGAAGCGTCCGGCGTGGCCTTTCGCCTCGTCCATTGAGCCACCGAGGTCTTTGATGACCTTGCTGGCTTCATCTTTGGCGGTGAGAACGATCTGGACTGTGTTGGCCATCCTTGGTGGGTGAGAGCCGCGTTGTTATTGTTCGCTGGCTGCTGCCTTTTCTCTATCTAATTTATCACGCTCCGCTTTTTTCGCCCATATAAGCAGAGCGGTTTCGACGACGTGTGCAGGCTCCTTGAGGTACTCCTCGTGTGTCATCGGGTAGTGCGATCGGTAGGCATCTTCTTTGATGGCGTCAGCAACGTCCTGCGTCATGCCATCGACGCTTTCGTGCAAGATTGCGTCGTGTATCAGTCGCCGTTTGGTGTTGGCGGCGCTTCTTGCGACGGAGCCCCGCCGGTACCTTTTGGGTCCGTTTCGACTCCCTGCATGGCAACAAAGATCGACTTCTGCACGTCAACCGGCAAAGTGTCGATGTCTTCCTCGACCATCGCTGTCTCGTTTGAGCCTCCTGCATCGTTGATGACCACGACAACACCTCTCACGAAGCGTTTGCGTATGCCAGCCGTAATCATGCGGAGTGCTTCCACTTCCCCGATGTCGTCTCTAATCTCGCGCAGCTGCGCCAAGTCCTCGATAGACATCGGCAGATAGTCGATATACGTGTTCTCCCATCCTGGACCAACATCGGCAAGAGGGAAGCGCCGCGTAATAAGCAAGCGCCGTTTTGTCTGTGTCATAACTGAACTCCGTTTACTGCTTAGTAGCTGGCTTTGGCGTTGGTCACGACGACTCGGACCAGGTAGCCGGCACTGAGGTCAAGCTCAGCCTTGAAGCTGAGGGTCTGCTCGACGATGCCGTCAAGGTCGTCGCTCTTGCTGAATGGGCGGAAGCGGACTTTCGGCAGGGTGATGGCGATCTTCGGGTTTGCAGAGGTGCCGATCGTGATGTCGGTGTTCAACAGCGTCAGGCTCATTGCCTGGACAGTGTTGTTCTCCCACAGCGTCTCATAGGTGGTGTCTTCATACTGAAGCACCATTTCGCCCTCAACGCTAACGACGCTGCTGGTAATGACAGTCGGGTCAACTCCGCCCAGTGGCACAAACGGCGTAGCGGGGTTCTTGATCGACATTTTGAAGCTCTTGAGCTTCGGTGCGGTCGCCCCGGCCAGGCCGGCGACGTTGCTGGCGATCTTGACCGTGGCGTGCTTGCTCGTGAAGTAGTTGTCGGTGCCATAGGCGACGGTGTTCGTGGCCGTACCGCCGAACAGTGCCTTGATTGCTGAGCTGAACGAGACGTACTCGGCAGGCTTCACGTCGATGTCGAGAGACTCAACGGTGCCCATGCCGTGACGGCGGTCAGTGATGGGGTCTTTGCGGGCGAAGGTGAGGGTTGGTGGGGTGTTGGTCTGTGCGACGTCGAACGTGTGGTCTTTGATGGTACCAGAGACGTCAGCGTTGGCAGCAACGGCTTTGGTACCGAGAAGGGCATACAGGAGGTAGCCGATTGTCGTGTCACCGACGAGGCCTTCGAGCGAGCCTTCTGACCACTTCTGCACGATGGCGCTGTCAAGCGTGTCTTCAACACGGCCGACCGCGGACTTGTTCTCCGCGACCTCAGTCATGCGCTCAAGAGAGAGCTTCATCTGCTTGGTCCAGTCGGTCGGTGCGACTGTTGTGCCTGGTACGCTTTCGATGCCGATGCCGATTGACGCGCGACGCGCTACGTGCTGATTACCCATCTATTTATTCGTCCTGTTTCCCCTTTAGTTTGTCGGCCTGCTTCTGTGCGAGTTCGGCCGCTTCGATAGCGTCGTCAGCCTCGACCTCGACGTTGTGTTCGAGGACAAAGTACTTGCGCTTAGGGGTGATTACCTTTGCGGCGCGTGTTCTCTTGGACTGCTCTTCGATATCACTCATGCTTTGATAATAAGGCAGGATTACAATTCTTTCAAATATTCCACGGTCACATTTACGTCGCAGTACAACATTGCACCGCCTTTCCCGTCGGCTTCGTAGAAGTCGCCTCGGGTGCAGTTCATGATCGTGTTGGTCAGTGAGTTGTCGGTGGCCTTCAGAAGCCCCGTGTAGTCGCCTGCATCGAGCGTGTCCATGATGAGGTCGGTCAGGTCGTAGATCAGATCGACTGCTGCAAGTTCTGTCTCGGGTGTGTCTTCGAGCAGCGCATAGGTACGCAGGATGAAGCCCACCGTGCGGCGCTGCTCACCGACCGCCCACTTCTCAGTGTCAACGGGGCCAGGAATGACGCGCAGGCTTGGGTAGCCAGAGAACTCGCCAGTGCCGCTCTTGAGCACCTGGACGAAGGCAGTCTCACCACCGAGCTGCACGTTGCCCATGATCGTCGCCAGGGCGTTGCGGATGTCTTTAGACTTTCCCATCGTTCAACTCCGCGATCATCTGGCGTAGGCCTTGCTCAATGTCGTGCTCGACACCAGCACGCTCAGCTCGGAACGTGCGGTCGACGAAGCGGTTCGCTTTCGTGCCCTTTTTGGCGATGGAGTGCTGGACTGCGTAGGGGTTAATGCCTTTGAGCTCTGCCCAGCGGCGTAGGTCGCTGCCAGGAGCCACGCTGACCCAGTGCGGGCGCGTGCCGTTCTCAACCGCGTCGGCGTAGCTGATGACCGGCTCGACGGTTGCTTCAAGGCGTGAGGGGTGCAGGACGTAGCGGATGGAGCCGCGAAGGCCTGAGCCTCCGTGGACGCCGACAGGAGCCTCCTGGCGCTCTCGGCGCTGGAAGGTGACCGCACCGGCCTCGATGAGCCGGCGGATGCGTGCCTGCACGGCTGATGGTGCTCGCAGGATGAGCTTGCGCAGCTGCTCGTCGTTGAAGTGCAGGACGACAGTCGCAGCCATTACGCGACCTCCTGCTGACACAGGGCGTGTATGTGGGCGCTGTAGGCCGTCTCGTACTTGCGCACGGCACTGACGGTGTACGTCTCGCCGTCACGCTTCAGCTGGTCGCCGGTCTTCACGTCCGTGCCAGTCGGGAAGAAGGCGTCGTATGCACGGCCGATGTTCCATCCCTGCTCGATAGCGGTGCGGGTTGCCATCGGCAGCAACAGACACGAGACGTCAGACTCGTGCAGGCTCACAGCCTTGCGGCCGTTGGTGCCGACCGCAGCGTTGCGCCAGACGTCGCAGAGGTGCTCGAACAGCATGAGTTACACCCTCCGCAGGCGGTAGGAGTCGATGATCGACCACATGGCGTCTGCTGTGTTCTTCGACCGGTCCGCCACGTTCGAGCCGCGGACGCTGCCGGCGTACTGCA